TAGACAATTTATTTATAAAGTCAGAAGGTTTTTCTTCTTCTTTGACACAATTAGGGACTTGTTTTCCACCCTTCATCTTAGTGCCTTTTGCCTTATAACCTTTCCAACATGTAGATGCACCAACGTTTTTACGTGCCTGCTTAAGTCCTTCTAACATGAGTTGATGTACATCTTCAATGTCCTGACCAACAACACTTTCCTTAGCAGTTACACCTAAATCGCCTGCCTCTTTTGCTGTCTTCTCTCCTTTCTTTCCGACAACAATGTAACGACCATCAGCCTTACGTCCTGTGATGAGCATGGAGTTTCCTCCTGAGGATACGACACGACCTATGTTACGGTCATCCTTATGCTCTTCTTTCTTTTTCTTGACAGTTTCTCTGTCTACGTCGAAGCCTGCATATCCTTCTACCACTGGCTCGAATGAGTCAAGGACTTCCATGACTTTCATTACACCTTCGTGGAGACGCTTAGTCTCAGGAAGTTTATCTTCCTCAACCGCCTTAAGAATATATGACTGCTCAGTTGGACTATAGTCCATCAAAGCTGCAGACACTAACATTTCTAGTTTCATTTTTATAACACCTGATTGGTCTTACTGTTTTTATTTAGTCTTAGCAGAGTTTCTAATACGTTGTTGAAAATCTGTAAAACTGACTACAGATTGTCCTGGAGTCATTGCTTGTAATGCCATTCTATAGTTGTCTGTACCTGCCTTCCAGTCATTACCACTGCCATCATCAGCAGAATAATTGTGTTGGAGTTTGGTGGTATCAGCAGCACGAGCCCATGCAGCACGTGGGTCTTCCACTTCAGTTATATTCTTTAACCATACCTTTTCCTCATTGCCATCTGGCATTTGGAATACGACATGATTAGTGCCACGATGCACAACCTTTCCGATTAGTCCAGTGTCATCGTGCTCTACTATAGCACCTACCTTAAAGATATGGTTTAGCATATAGAAATCTCTAAACGAATCTGCATCTAACTTAGGTGCATACTCCCAGAGTGTCAACTCTTTGATTGACTTCTTGGTCTTCTCCTTCTTAGGTGGTGGAGTCATTCCAGTCTTCACATCTGCCATCATCTGTTTGGAATGCTTTGTAGAGACACCCTTAGGCATGCCTGCATGGAATGAGGCATGGTCATCACCACTAGCATGCTTACGCATTCCAGATGCTGACAACTTTTCTATAGGGTCATCACTATTAGGGTCTCTTGCCCCTGCTGATTTGATATTGATAGTCTTAAAGTTATAATGCACTCCATTATATTTGTTAGTCAACTTCTCAAACTCTTTTACTCTATCGTCTCCTACCACCATTGTTAAATGCTCATGACCTTCATCATGTAGGTCACGCATTATATCAAATATATTTCTATGTGCTTCATTGTTTTGAATCTTGTCCTTGTGTGAGGGAAATAACTTCCTCATGTGGTCTACTTTTTGTTGTGCGGATAACGGATTCTTTTTGTGATCCTGACTACGGGATGGGTAGATTCTATAGTTTCCCGAGTCCCCTCCGTGCGACTTGACAGCATCAAGTAACTTGCCATGGCCAGCGTGAGGAGGATTAAAGCGACCAAAAGTAATAGCAACATGCTTGTCCTCTAGGTTACCAGAAGTCTTCTGACCTTTTTGACTTGTCGTGGGTTTCTTAGGTTTGTTTTGTTGAGACGCACTCTTGGTTGCCTCAGTTATAAATTCTAAAAAATTCATTTACCCCAATCTTTTGCGACGGTGAAGTTTGCTCTAGAAAATTCTAATCTATCGACCAGTTTAAGTGCATTGCCATCCTTAATAGCAACGAAACCTTCTGGACTGGTTACCTTGTAACCATTTTCATCTTCTAAGAAAGTGCCGACACCTTCTATTTTCTTCAGTTTATTTATGATTTGCTCTTTGGCAGTCATAAGGTCTTTGAAACCGCTAAGTGCGGAATACATAACAGACTTATTACTATTTAGATAAGCAAGAGCCTTATCAGCTCTATCAGACCAGTCTTTCTGTGCTTTAGCAGTCTTTTTCTTAGCAATTTCTGCCTTAAAACGTGCATCTACAAAGGAAATATACCCCTTTGCCATGGCAGTTGAGTTATTTGGTATCTTTCCTGAGCGTATTACTTGGTTGAAATACATTTTAAACAGAGAGTTGTATGCGAAAGACCCAGTCTCCTTATTAATAGTGCTAAGAAACTTACGTCCACCACTGAGGTTACGTTTAGCAGATGCTATGGTTAAGTTTATCTTAGACAACTCTGCAGGAGATAGGTTTGCCATACCATTTACATTAGTAAACTCTGAGGAGAATACTGCCACACTGTCCACACCTTGTAGTGGTTTGACATTGACACCAAACCCTGCTGACATTGCACCTATGCTTGACCCACTGTATTTTGTATGAAATACAATTCCTATCTCACTCTTTGCTATCTTCCTACCCATCTCAGAGTCTACTTCGACACAGTATGTGATAGTATTTGGTTTGAAAATATAACACCTCTTTCCATTCATAGAAGCAATCCTAGGTCTCTGCTCATACAAGAGGTCTCCCTGTATGACACCATCAATAGGTAGTCTCATCAAATGTTTTAGACACTTCTTAAGTATCTTATTAAGTCCACTGTCAGGGTAGTGCTCGTCTATAAAACCATCAGTGTAACAAATCTTAGGTGTAGACTTATTGAATACTGACTTGTTACCTACAAAAAACTCTCCTGTCTCAGGGTCTTTGCCACAAACTATAGCAGGAGCACCGTCCCACTTAACTGTGACCTTCATGTTACTACCACCCTTACCTGTGGTCAACATGTCTCGTAGACCTACAAGAAAATTAATACTATTAGTAGCACCATTATAACCAGAGTTAAATATGTCATCTTCTAAATGCTCTAGGTGGGTATTCTTTGCCATGACTATATTATACTATACTATAGGGCGAGTGGGTAGGTTAGTGGACACTTATTTAACTGGTTACAAGAAGGACGCATCTACATCTAGATTCATAGGACTTGGTCTGAGTCTACTAATCTTAAGTGCCATCAAGAATGACCATCGACCTTTAGATGCTGAGTTAGTTTTGATACGAATTCTGATGCTGCTGTCAGCACAAGAATCAGAGAAGCGAGGGCATCCATATTTCTCAGGGTCTTTACCCATATAATATAGACCCTTTCCCTTTACCTGTATGTAATACGTATTCTTTGAGTTATAATATTTCTCAACCTCACGAGCAGGTCCTAAACCTTGTCCTAAAAATTTGTCTGGAAATCTTTTTAAATCTAGTTTCCTAGACTTATCTCTCTCCTTGAAAGTTGCGTTTGGTGGAAGGACAAACTTAGCAGGCATATTCTTCTGAGGTTTCCAATGGTCATTTGCTTGTCTGATAATGCCATAGGACTCAGCAATACCTATCATGGTCTGTGCTGCTTCCTTCTTTGCTGTTGGTTTAGTCTTGTCAATGTAAAACTCTTTACGAGTGGTATCGAAATCAAAATTCATCTGAGCAAAGTCAGCAGATAATTTTTCTTTCAATTCAAACTTTACTATGTTAGCTCCCTTTGTTAACTCAAGGTCAGCCTTAGAAGAGTCAGCACCCGCAGGGTCAGACACAGTAAATCCTTGACTCCTTAGAGACTTAATGAGACTACTCTCGTATAGGAATCCTGCGTTGCTTTTACCAATAGGTATTGCACCTACACCTTCTCCATCAAAGAGAGGTTCGGTATCTTGTTTTCTTGTCATGCAAGTATTTAGTCTGTCTTTATTGCTATATTTCCTGATATAGAAATCCTTTCATCATCACAATTATAGAATGGATATACACCATGCATTAATTTAGATGGGAAGAATAGTATAGTGCCGTTTGATTCTTTACTTAGTTGATACTTATATGTTGTTATCTCTCCTAGTATGTTGGGATACATAAACTCAAAATTAGATGCAGAGCCACCGTCATTTGCTTCGGTAGTTGCATACTGCTCTGCATAATCTGTAGGTATGTCTAACCATATGACAAAACTATACACACCAAAATGATTGTGGAAAGGATTGAAGTCATACTTTCTCATCCTATTGACCCAGAAACTTTCCAAGCACATCTGATGCTGTCCTGTAGTAGGTATCTTATCTCCTTGATTACCAAACTTAAATGCGTAATGACTACAGTATTGTATTAATGTCCTATCAAAAAATTGATTCTTCTTATCCTTTAAATATAAACTCTCATGTAGATGTCCTACCAAATTAGGTTTGGCATTTACATTTGCCTCAAGAATATAATTCCAAAGAAGTTTTATCTCCTTTGGACTTAGTTTATCTTCTAGCCATCCTAAGTTAGAGGGGACTATATACTGCACTAGATATCACCAGGTGCTCTATTCTCTGAGTAATTAGTCTCAAACATACCGCCTGGATAACGTGCTGCTAGTTTAAGTGTATTGATATAAATTACCTCATCAAACCTCACACCTAATGCTAGACATGCCTGTGCAACATACCACATAATATCACCCAACTCTTTAGTCAAGTGCTCTTTGTTTGCTGCATTGAAATCCTTTCCTTGAAACTTTAGTTTCTTTACAATCTCCATAAACTCTCCTGCTTCAGCAGACATACCTGATGCAGCAGTGTCAAGACGTTGGATGTTACATCCTTGTGATTTCAACTCAGCATATCTTTCCATCAATGCTTGGAAGTCTTTACTAGGGTCTGATGTTACCCTGTCAACAAACTCAGTATACTTATCTAAGTCTACTTCAAATTTCTTAGGACCTTCCTTCTCTGCTTTCTTCTTCTCTTCTAGTTTCTTATCTAACCTCTTCTTAGACTTAGGTGCACTACCCATCTTCTTACCCATTTCTTCGGGTGTCTTGGGAGTTTCTGCCTCAGTTGCCTTTACTTTCTCTTGTGCTTCGTCTACTTTATCTCTAGCAGCACTATTGATACGCTCTGCAGCAGCATCTTGGTCACCCTTTTTAGGGTCAAATTGGTTAGTAAAATCAGCCATTAAATTTTAAATCCGTCAAATGATTTTTTAGTATCTGTAAATGTTTGAGGAGTATCTCCTGCATCTATGATGTTATCTTGAGCACCCTGCTCACAATCATACAACCTCATCTTCTGTCTGTCAATACCTAAGACAAACCTCTTGTATACAGTGGGGTCATTGTATCTATTCTTCAACTGCTTGACCATAATTTGATTCAACTCTTCCATATCTTCTGTAGATATGAGAGCAAACATCAAGTCAGCAGTAGCAGGAAGACCAAAAGATTCACTGGTGTCAGTAATCTCTACGTTAGAGTTA